AATGCCATTGTGCATAAGGGCTAAGTCCATGCCGTGCTCTGCATGGTTTAAGACCATATAGGGGTGACAATTTTCCAGATCCGTATCGCCGTGCGTTCGCATGCGTAGGTGATACGCGCAGTCCTTCCCAGCAATATGCGCGTTATAAAACGCAATAAATTCCGCGTCTGTTTTTGGGAGAATTTTCTCCGTGATAAGACAATTGTTTTCGGAATACATAACGCCCACGCCGTCAGAGTTATAACTGAAAAAGTCGGAGAGCCAATGGGCTGGTAGTACTGGCGCGGTTGTTGGTTGGTTGATAAGTAAACACATGTTAGATTTCCTCGTTGTCGTTGATTATTGAAATACCAGTAAGACGGACGCCAGACGGCGCGTTGCTTGCTGTGACTGTTTCGATTTTTGTCACAACAATATTGCCAGCGCGCAGTTGGTCGGCGCGTGTATCTGCTTTAGGTTTAAAGGGTAGCGTATATCCCTTTTCCGACAAATACTCGCGCAGATAGCGGGTATCGCGTCTGTTATTTTCTAGGCAAATATATTGCAAAAAATTAGCAGTTGTAAGTTGCGTCTGGGACGTATCACGCGCAAAAAACCACGATATGAACGAGAACTCTAAACACGCCATAATTGTTGTGTATTTGAGAGACCCTTTAAACAGTCGGAACTCTACTGTCTTCTCATTATTAAAATTGAGCGCCTCATATCGTGAACTGTTTAGATTGCGTAACGCGTTGCGTTTGCGTGAGCCGTTGCGGTAGTCGCGTTCGTAATCGTCTGGTTGTGTTGCGCGTGTCTCTGGGTGCGCGGTGCGTACTGCGTCTTTAATCCACGACTTATCCACGCTCTTATCCTTAAACACGCTATAGGACGATTCCGTCCGTCTGGCGATTGTTTTAATAAGGTCGTGATTCTTTTCATCGTTGATAAACAAAACTAACTTGCTTGCGTGTAGCAGAGACATACCCGCTTTGCAGACGTGAACGTGTAGCCCGCACGTTCTGGTGTTGTGCGATTTAGCACCTGCAAACCTTTGCTTGAAAAATGCTAACTGCTCCGCGTGAACGTCTAACCCTGTATATCCGGTGACCATTTCAAATCCGCAGTCTAGTGAGCCGTCCTGCTCACAGAGCGCGTACTGTTTGCCAGCGTCCACGCGATATCCCAGCGCGCCCAGTAGCTCTCCTGCTTTGTTGTAGCGGTCATATCCTTCGCCAATCTCCATCTCTAATTCAAGTCCCAGTAAGACGCACGTTTTCCTGTCGTCATACTTGCTGGGGATATGCCCTAAGTCATGCTTGCTGGAATGGTACTCACCGATAACAGAATTATTCTCTCTTTCGTCTTCGTCTTCGTCCTGCGTATCATCGTCTGCCACGTACATATCCCGCCGGTCTGAGTAGTGATAGTTACTAGAACGGCAGTCTTCGCAGACGTAATAATCGCCGTCATAAATTGAGCACAAATCGCCGTCCAAAAATAAATAGTCGCAGTCGTGACACTCTGAGAACTGCTCCGAAAATAAGTCGCGCAACGTATCTAGCCAACGCGCGCGCCCTAAGTTTAGATGCTGGTTGATAACGTCTAGCGCGCTCTGGGGGTCGTCGTCGCGTATCGCGTCTGTTAGGTTTTTGCCCAGTATTTTCCACGCTACTTTAGCGCGTAGATAGCGCGTGGGGTTGGTCGCGGTGCTAGTGCCTAGCGTTCTCTCATAACGCGTGGCGCGTCTTTCTGGTGCGTAACGTGAACGGATTAAAACGCGCTTATCTGCTTTGGTGCTGGCGCTATTGCCATAATTCCTGATGTAGGTTTTTAAGTCCATTTTGATTTTCTCCCCTAGGTTTAATCAAATTTTGAGCGAGGATCGCCCAGCCCTAATAATGGCGGGTTTTACGCCATGCGTCAAATTGTTTCGCAACAATTTGACGTAGGTCTATAAAACAGGGAAAACCTAAGTCAAATTGTCAAAAATGGGGGTTGGATTGTCATTCTGGGTGGGTGAAATGACTTAACAGGGAAGCCTTATAGATACAGGGTTTAGGGGGTGCGTTTAGCTAAATTGTTATACCTTATGAGGATTTTAATAATCCAAAAATCAATATATGGGGTTGGTGTAGGTGTGCGCCAGCCGTGACGACTTTTTTTGCAATGACAATTGACAATTTGACTTAGGTTTTAGGGGTGGATTTTGGCTGGTTTGGTGGGTGCTGGGTGCTGGTCTGGGTGCTGGTCTGGGTGCTGGTCTAGGTGTCTGGGTGTCTGGGGGTTGCGTAATGCTGGGTGCTGGTTGCGTAATGCTGGGTGCTGGGTGCGTGTTTGGTTGGTGCTGGTTGCGTTAAGGTAAATTTTTATCGCGCCTCTGGACGCACCCAGCAACACGCTATCAGCATTATCTAAAATGCTCTGATAAGACCATGACAATATGACCTTAAAACCTTGATTCTTGTTTTACATAATCGCTAATTATACGCAATCGGCAGTCTGCTGGGTGCTGGTTGCATTATCTAGGCGCGGATTATCTCGATTATCTCAATTATTATTTATAATGCTAAGTTGTTGATCTATATGGGGATTTTTTTGCCTATAAAAAAAGAAAAAGGGGGTCATTAATATTCCCCCACCACGCAACTCCGTTAGCAAAACTCAAAAAGCTACCCGCATACAGCAAAAAAGCTAAATATAAAACCCCAAAAAAATTTTTATAAATTTCATACTGCAACACATTCTTTTACACTAGGAAAATCTTGTTTGACATAATTTGTGCTTTTTATAAAAATGCACTAATATTCACCTTATTTACGAGGAAAAAGGAAAGAATATGAAGATATTTGGGCTACCAGCCAATTTTTTCTCTATTGAAGTAAAAGTAGATCGAATTGTTGCTACTGAGGAAGAACTCGGTAAAATTTTCGATGCCTCTTTTAAAGGCATTACAGGTGACTCTCTTGCACTCGCTTCAGGCTTCATGCCTAAAGCATTTGCCGTATTGCGCGAATCAGATGAAAACGTAGCGAACGCTATTTCAGTCGGTACTGCCATGAATGAGATGATGCTATCTACTGTAGCCAATGAAAAAGCAATAGATGAACGCGATTTAAAAGCGTTACAGTTTTTACTTACCCACAAACACAACTGGAAACCAGCTAGACCAGACAATGACGCAAACGGCGATGTAACCATCAATGTAAGAAATTGGCTACCTGACCCAGAAATTAATGACAACTGAAATTGGTTTTAATTTGCCCATATTGCATAAAGGGCAAGAAACACTATTCAAACAACAAAAACGTCTAAACGTAACAAGGTGCGGACGGCGTTGGGGTAAGACTCGATTTTTAGAATGGCTGGCGGCAAGAGGCGCGGCAAACGGCAAGTCTGTTGGAATCTTCGCGCCCGAACACAAACAGTTAGCAGAGCCGTGGGATCACTTGCGCGATATGCTCGACCCCATAATCAAGACGGCAAACAAGAACGAAGCCACGATGAAGCTAATCGGCAAAGGCAAGATTGACTTTTGGACGTTAAATGACAATGAATTAGCTGGGCGCGGACGCGAATATGACTTAGTGCTAATTGATGAGGCTGGATTTACTAAGTCCCCGCAAATGAAAGATGATGTATGGTTCAAAGGAATCAAGCCGACCATGCTGACAACCCGCGGAATAGCGTGGGTGTTCAGCACACCAAACGGCGTTGATCCAGACAACTTCTTCTATGCGGCGTGTAATGACGACAGTTTGGGATTTGCAACCTTCCATGCGCCAACCAGTACAAACCCTTATGTACCACTAGATGAGCTAGAACGCGAAAGAATCCGCAACCACCCGATGGTGTTCAGACAAGAGTATTTGGCTGAGTTCATTGATTGGTCAGGAATTGCGTTCTTCTCCGTAGACAAACTGCTGGTCAACCATGAGCCAATTCAGTACCCCGAAAAGTGCGATTCTGTGTTTGCCGTAATGGATTGCGCGGTAAAAGGTGGCAAAGAGCATGATTCAACTGCGGTAATCTACTTTGCATACAATGAGCATTTAGGTATACCTTTAACAATTTTAGATTGGGATGCGGTCAATATTGACGGCGCTCTGCTAGAAAACTGGATTCCTAGCGTGTTTAGCCGATTGGAAGAATTGGCAAGACAATGCAAGTCGCGCAACGGCGTGACAGGTACGTTTATCGAAGATACTGCCGCTGGGTCAATTTTGCTCCAACAAGGCAGAAACAGAGGCTGGAACGTCCATGAGATTGATAGCAAATTAACTCAATCTGGCAAAGACGAACGGGCAATCAACGTGTCTGGCTATTACCATCAAGAAAAAATGAAAATTAGCGAATATGCGTTTAACAAAACCATGACGCTTAAAGGAACAGCCCGAAACCACTTATTAACCCAACTAGCAAACTTTCGGATTGGCGACAAAGAAGCTTTTAAACGTGCCGATGATCTACTTGATTGCGCCGTCTACGGATTAGCTATTGCGCTAGGAGATAAGTATGGGTTCTAATGCTATTATGGGCAAAATATATTTCTAGGGAATAATCTATGTCTGAAATAACCATATCCAATACAGGCTTACCTTCCCCGCTGATGGAGTTTCTTCAGGCGGAAGCAATAGAGCCGGGCAGTCCTGTAGGCTATCAGACTTGTAAAGCGATCTTTGAGTTTCACCCTTTAGCCGCTAAGATTATTGAAAAACCGATTGTATTAGCCCTATCCAAACCGCGCATTTTGGCGATGGATGTACATCCAAAAGATATGCTGATTAAAGCGTTCCAAGATGAATGGGACGATTTAGAAGCAACCAATGTAATCCGTGACGTTACATTTTTAAAGCGGGTTTATGGCGTAGCCGCCGTAATCTATGGCGCTGAAGGCGTACCTACCGATCAGCCAATTGATCCTTGGACGTTGCCTGACTTAGATATTTACTTTAATAAGCTCGATCCATTAAACCTTGCTGGCTCAACAGTCACCAATCAGAACCCTAACGCGCCAGACTTTCAAAAGCCTAAAACGTACATTACTGCCGCGGGTCAGCCTTATCACCCATCAAGAAGCTGTATTGTGTTTAATAACACACCAATTTATTTAGCGTATCAATCTTCTGGCTTTGGTTTTACAGGTCGTTCTGTGTTCCAACGCGCCCTATACCCCCTAAAATCCTTTGTTCAGTCTATGGTGACGGACGATTTGGTGACGTTTAAGGCTGGATTACTGGTTATTAAGCAAAAGCAATCTGGCTCAATCGTAAACCGCTTAATGCAAGTGGGCGCGGGGATTAAGCGCAGTATGCTCCAGCAAGGCACTACAGGTAACGTGTTGTCTATTGATGTGGATGAG